CAATTGAACCCACATATGTATCTGGGTTCAATAAGACGTGGTCCAATTCATTACGCATAACATATTGAGAAAGATCGGTAGCCATTTACACTAAAAAAATTATTTCTTTTTATTCAATTTCTTTTTTGTTTTATTTTTTGGTGTTTTGGTCTGTTTTGTTTTGTTACTTGGATCATAATTTAAAAACCATTTTTCGTATTCACCTGATTTAGGATTTAATTCGGTTCTCATTTTTAATTTTTCATCACGTATATCGGATAATGTTTTTTGTTCTCCGTAGCAATTAATATTGAATCTCTGTAAAAGTCCGCTTTGTTTCAACCTATTTTGTTGCTGAATATTAAAAAGCATCGTAGATAAACAAACTAAGCGATTAATATCGTGATATTCGCGATCAGCATACATAAATGCCATGTAAAAACTTAATAAAGTATCAATGGTTCCGACTTTTATTTTATCACCATCTATGGTCACTTCGTTAAAACTGTGGCATGCATTGGGTTTATATACAAACGCAATATAATCTTCGCCTATTTGGATAGAATAGTGTTCTTCAATGAGTTCACCAATAGGTGGATAAGTTTTAATAGAACAATGAAATCCTTCTTTTTCTAGTTGTGATTTTACATTTTCACACGTTTTCAAAGGTTGCGTAGATAGAACATCAAAATCGGGTAAGGATTTTACTATATTGATAGGCGAATATTTGGAATAGAGTGCATTGGCATAACCGCCAATAAAAACAAGTTTTTCTTGAACAAAACAATTTTTCACAATATTAAATATTTTTTTTTCATTTTGAACCGACATATCCGACATTTTGCGTTGAATTTTAATTTTACACTTTTTTATTTTCAAAGGGTAATGTTTGTTTAACAACGTAAGACGTTTTAATACTTTCTCCCATCGTGAAATATCGCCATTTGGACGAGATAATTCCAAATACATACTTTGCCGTAAAAAATTTGCAGGAGCATACAATAAATCTTTTTTAATTAATAATCCTTGTTTACGAATGATATCTTTTTTTAAACTTTGGAATAAATCTTCTTGTAAATAAGTAATATCTGCAACGGCTAAATTATTGACATATACCTTATACGTTCCAAAATGGACGCCAGCTTTAGCTTCTATGGAATCTTCTTTTTTATTAAATGTTTTACGAAATATGTCTGCTAATTTTTTTGCATCTCCCACTGCATCTGTGCTATACACGTCATAATCGGGTAATTGATAACTGTAATCATAGAATCTATCATTTTTTGGTAAAATATTATTGATTGCAGTGCCACCATAAATAATCAAGCCGTTTTTATGTATAAACGATTCTACTATTTTTATGATGGCTTGTGTAGCAGGAGAATGCAATAATTTTTTACCTTGTTTCTTTTCGGCCTTGTCTACATTTTCTCGTAATATTGCCAATTCACATTCTTCAAATGTCATATCGGACGTACATGCCATATATTATGTAATTATTTTAGTTTTATTTCATAAGAATTTCCGTTTTTTCTACATGTTCCAATAATTTCTGGATTTACTTTGTTTTGTTTAATATCTTCTGTGTTGTACACATGTTCTTCATCTATATAGTACATGATCCCGCGATATTCTTCTGCCCAAATTGTTTTTTCTTTTACGGTATTCGTAGTTTGTTCCATAATACCATGCGGAAGACCTTTCATGTGAGTTCCACAATATACGCACCCGTCTTTTTTACGACGAGTACACTGTTCACCTTCATGGCCACTACCTTTAGCGCAACGTGCCTCACATCGGTGGTCAATTTGAACTGAATTTTTTGCACGTTTACGTTTCGTAAAATCTATTTTAGTTAATTCAACTGGTGGATGTGAATAAACCCAATCTTGTAAATTTTCTAAAGTGAATGAACCATCCCCTATTTTTTTAATTTGTTGGACTAGTTGGGATTTATAGATCTCGTTTTGTGTGTTGACTTTATCCAAGATGCGTTTCTCCATTTAATACATACTATTTACTATTATTATATCAATTTTAAAAAAGAGTTAAATAATAAATTGCGTCTACAATATGAATGTTCAAGAAATAAAAGATCATATTGAAAACATGCCTAAACATTATCAAATAGAAATTGGCAAATTATTGATACAACAACACAAAATAGGGTATAATGATAACCAAAACGGGATTTTTATTAATTTATCTAACATATCTGATGAAGTTATAACTAAATTACAAAATTATATTAAATATGTTCATTTGCAAGAGAATCAAATTAACCAGACCGAGCAAGAAAAAAATAAGCTTAAAGATATGTACTTTAAATAAATAAATGAACCTATCAAAATTTGTTTTAAATAAAATAAATTTTGAGTTTAATAAAGTTCATGATCCCTATATTGAATTATTTCAACAACTTGTTCCTATCCAAAAAACAAGTATTTTACATGATAGTCCATATAAAATAGTACGTGACCTAAAAACCGAAATTACGCTTCGCACTTTTATACAATTATGTATATGGAAAAAATGTAATGTATGGATTATTCATAACCAAATTTGTTTTCATATTGGTACATTTCCTCCTACACATATAGTTGATCAAACCATTCTACCATGGTCTAATCAACCTTACACTACACATTGCCATCTTGTTTATCCATTGTATGCTATATCGCATTATAAGCTAGAAGAATTAAAAATGATTGCAACCCAATTGAAAATACCAATTTCAAAATTGAAAAAACAAATATATGAAGATATTATTGAATTGATAGAATATTAAAATTGATTAAAATAATATAATGTATATAGAATATAATGGATATATTATTGGATCAATATCTTAAAAGTAAAAATAGCGGTTTAGTTAATTATGAATTTGAATTGCGGTTCAAACACTATAATACATCATTACAGCGAAGTGATTATAATAGTGTCATTGAATGGCTACTATTAAGTGGTTTCAAACTATCTAAAGAACAATCGTTGTTTCGTATTTCAATGGGTAAAGATGTACGTGCAGAACTAAATACAATTGAAGAAATTAAACAATATTGTGAATCTCAAGAAGCATCCTTAAAATTTGTTCAAAAACAACAAGTTACCAAACCTGTGATCAATGATAATTATAATATCAACTTTTCACTCAATAGCGAAACTAAATTAACAGATGACCAAGCAGAAAAACCTGCATCGGAGTTGAAAACATTTCGGTTCATGAAACGTTTACAATTTCAGCATCCAGAACATCCATACTTTTGCGTAGATTGTAGTATTGTAAAAATGGAACGCGATAGTGTTTCCAAAATGATGCACAAAGTGTTTGATCAGAGACCAAGTTATGAAATAGAAGTTGAATTTATAGAACAACCACCTTCTAAAGCAGAACTTCAAAAAGAAATTAAATTTGCCATTACAAGTGTTTTAAAAGGATTACAAAAAACGAATTTCCCAATATCGTACAAAGAAATAGAAGCTGTAAAACAAGAATATCAGGCATTGTTCCCATCTAAAAAACGTGATTTCCAATTTGTCGGACCCAACACCGTTACGTTACAACAAGAGCATTACCCATTACTAACAGAAGAAACATTTATGGTAACTGATAAAGCAGATGGTGAACGCAAACTCCTATTTATATCTGCCAAAAATAAAAAAATATATTTAATCAATACCATGGGTCACGTTGAAAATACCAATTGTACTCCAACTAAAGTCGCCGATGCCTTTTTACCGATTGTATTAGATGGCGAACATGTATTTAAAAACAAATATGGAGAAATTTGCAACACCTTTTTCTCGTTTGATGTTTACTACATTCCCAATCATTATAAACAATTTATTACAAAGAAATATGAAACTGACCGAGAATTTTTTGATTTCCCCGATAAAGATATTCGGTTGTTAACCTTTGACCAACGATACGAAGTGTTAACTCATGTCAATAACGTATTTTTAACACAATACTTCAATACATCTGCCCAAAAATATGCCGTTTCTCGGAAAAACTTTTTGCCATATACGCAAGACAATTGTAAAATAATTTACGATGATAAATCTTCTGTATATCACAAAGATGGTCTCATTTTTACGCCCAGATTATTGGGTGTCGGATTAACTACCAAAGATCAACCTATTCGGAATGAACGTATCACATGGGATTTGAACTTTAAATGGAAACCGCCTGATGAAAATACAATTGATTTTTATGTAAAAATAGATGATGTATTAAAGTCCACTGTCAATGGAAAAAAATATAAAACACTCATATTGTATTCCTCCTATCATTCTTCGCCTCAATCTCATAGCAAAGATTCCATGGCAGTTACCGATTATACCGTATGTCCTTCTGTATCTGTATATCAAAATTTTCCAATCAATGAACACAAAAACATAAAATTCGTAGGTGGACAACCGTATGATGTACAAGCCCATATTTGTAATTGTTACACGAATGAATATGATAATGTCTGTACAAGTAACGAAGTAGATCCCAAAAAGATTGAAATTATTGAAGATGGATTTATTGTAGAATTCAAATACGATTTACATAAAGAAAAAGGATGGAGATGGAGTCCAATTCGTATTCGGTGGGATAAAAAAAATCCAAATGCATATACTACGGCAGTAAATAATTGGAAAAGTATCAACAACCCAATCACGTATGAAATGTTAACGGATACCAAATATATTCCTCCACCTGCCAAAATCTATTATGAACAAAAAGATAAATCTGTTGGAAAAGCAACCCGTGATTTTCACAACAAAATAAAAACACAATTGTTGGAAACAGTTGCACACTTACACCGAAAAAATGCCCATAAAGATCCGTTGTTAATTGATTTTGCATCAGGTAAAGGTGGCGATATACATAAGTGGGTAGATAATGCAAGGTGTTCGTTTGTACTTGGAATTGATATTAATAGTGATAATATTCATAACCCAACAAACGGCGCGTTTCAGCGGGTGTTATCTAAAAAAATAAATCAATATGTTACTAAACAGAGATCGTACATGCCAGATGTTGTATTTGTAGAGGGTAACAGTAGTCTTTTAATAAAAAATGGAGATGCATTGGCGCACGATTATGAAAAACAAATGATTTATTATCTGTTTGGAATGACAACATCAGAATCTTACATATTACCAAGTATATCGTATGGTCACTGTAAAAATGGGTTTGACATAGGAAGTATACAATTTGCGCTGCATTATATGTTTGATTCCGAAACTTCTATTTTGAATTTTATCTATAATTTAATGGATTGTATCAAGGTAGGTGGATATTTTTGTGCAACTTGTTTTGATGGGGAAGCAGTGTTTCGGTTATTGAAAGATATAAAGAAAAATGAAATCATGGATAGATATGCACCCTTTTCAAGTATACAAAAAATGTATGACAACACCGATAAAGAATTAAATATAGCCAAATATGTTCCTATGGCAATTGGTATTAAACAGCAGACGTTGAATGATACAGAATTTTATAAAGAATATTTAGTATTCGCAGATTATTTCATAGATATGATGCGATTGCACGGGTTTAATCTTGTCCAAAATATTCCCGAATTTCCAAATGGTACTGGTATGTTTAGTGAATTAGATTTAAAAGGGAAAGATGTGTTGGAAAAAGATGAAAATCAAAAAGGAATATCCTATTTAAACCGATATTATATATTTCAAAAACATACACATGCAATGAAATCGCGAAAGGTGTACGAAGATAAACATTTGTTAAAAGTTAAAATAAACTAATTAAACATGATTTAGTATATACTACATGTTGTATACACTACCCCAAGTAAGTTTATTAAATATAGATTCAGGTAAGAAGGTTGACATCATGTTAAATTCATTAGACCAATATTTAAGTTCATTCCCGTTATCTACTGATATAGAAGATAATATATTACATATCAGTAAATATAAACCTAATCACCCTTATTTTTTTGTTCTATTAGAATTATTAATTGTGAATAAAATACACCCAAATAGCGAATTAAAATATTTAGGAAGTGAAGCATGTATAGAAGCCATGAATTGGATAAAACAAAATAATATTTGTAATACATGTAAACCATCACAATTAATTATTTGCGACGTAGATGCATTTAAAACGCAAATAGAATATTGCGTTGAAAATCAAAGTTTAGGAGGAATGTGTTTTTTAAAAATTACAAATACATTATTATTAGAAAATATTCAATTATTGTACATATTATGCGCGTGTTATACAACCGTTCATATTTATAAACCTCAGTCTATTAAAAATACAAGTTTGGTAAAATTCATCATATGTCATGATTTGAAACAAAAAATAAATATAAATGAATATAAAAACATACATATACCCTATTATTTTTATACCAAAATAAATGAAATTAATTCAATGTACGGACAAATGCATATTGAACATTTACAATATAAAGATGAAAAATTTGATAAATGGATTTCATGGTGTTCTGATTTTTTTATTCCGATTTAGGAAAATATAATATTTTCTATAAATATGGACTATAGACTTGTTGGAAGTATATTAAGTATGCTTATTTTCGTAGTTATGGCATCTGCTCCTGCATACAAAATGGTAAAACAATTGGGCGTAAAAGACAATGATATGTCGCTCATTGTTCGTTCACTTATGGTAGGCCTCCTCACTTTTTTAAGTATGAATATTAATTTTTAAAAACCATTTAAATAATTTATACTTTATAACGTATACCCAATGTGGCATACCATTATATTAAGCCGAAAGAATATTTTGGAACGGTTCAATTCCGTTATTGGGTATTTCCTCTCGTGATAGCTCAGTTGGTAGAGCGACGGACTGTAAATCCGCAGGTCAAGGGTTCAAATCCCTTTCATGAGATAAAATTATACTTTAAAAATAAAAGAAATTGTATGGATTCTGCAACCATGACTTATTTAGTAAATTCGCGTAAATTTGTTGAAAAACCCAAGAATGATTATGATCCAAAGTACAAAAAACGTATATTAGAATTAACCGAAAAATTGTTTGAAGACAATATAAATAATGATATTTATTCATCGTTTGAATCGTACATATCCGACTGTGTGGGCTACTTGAAAAAAATGGATCAGGATGAAGTTACAACAAAAAATCAGGAAGAAAAATATGTTGTTCCTCAACATGTAGATGAATTAATTTTTGCACCTAAAAAAATAAGTGTTCTTGTAAAACCGAAACAAAAAAATATATTTTTAATACATGATAAAAATAGAGCCTGAAATTTGTTCCCCTATTTATAAAAAAACACACAAACGATATTCATGTTATACTAGTCAACATTTGAAAGAATTAAAAAAAAAGAATAACATATCACGTAAACAAAAAGTGAAGTCGGTTTCACCCGTTGGTATTTGGAAAGAATTAAATACTGTATTACAAGAATGTAAAAAAGAATCGTGTTGGGCAAAACAATTGGGATTAAAATTTAATGATGCCTTTGCACCTACTATGCCATCTTCGTGGAAATCAAATGAAGATGAGTGGTTGTCTAGCACAGATATTACATCGGTTTTACGACAATATGAAAAAGCATATCCCGATTTTAAATATTTAGGACCATCACCATCCGATTATTATGTAAAGGAAGTGGATGGAAGATGTGTTTGGCAAGACATTTGTGATTTTAATGTAACTACAACTAAACATGCCTATATAGGAATTGTATTTAATTTAGATACACATGAAGGTCCAGGAACCCATTGGGTATCCATGTTTGTAGATATAAAGAAAAAAATAATTTATTATTTTGATTCAACAGGCGAAGATATTCACGAAAATATTCATCATTTGGTAGATCAAATACAAGGCCAAGATAATAGTTTTAAATTGATTACAAACCATCCTGTAGAACATCAATTTGGAAATACCGAATGCGGTATTTATACTTTATTTTTTATTATTACCATGTTAAAAACTCGCAATTTTAGTTTTTTTAATGGTAAAAAAACATTTCCTGACAAAAAAATGTTAAAACTGCGTAAAAAAATATTTAATTCATAATAAAGAGTTGATATCTAAATACAATAATGAATACAATTGAAAATAAACGGGTTTTATGGGATATTATTTGCGAATCCAATATATTACGTAGCGGACATGATAAAAATTTAATTATGAATTTATTTGAACATTATATTGAAATTGTAAATATTAAACCAATTCAAACTATTCAGGAAAAAAATAAACAGTTTATAAGTCTTATTGTGCCAATTATTAATTCTCTTCCAGATGCAAATAAAGAACACGTTTCTTCGCGAGAATCTTTTTTTGAAGACCGAATTCAAACCATTCAAGAAGATAAAGATCCGCCTTTACATAATATATTTGATCCAATAGATGTTCATGCCGAATTAGTTTCTATTAAACAATTATTAAAACAAATATTGGAAAAATTAGAATAATTTCGTATTGTTTTTATTTTAAAATTGAAGTGTTTCTATTTTGTGGATATACGCACAAAATGGAACTATTGCCATGGGTCAATTTCAACAAGTTAAGCTATATCATGCTAAATTCAAATCCAAACATTGGCGAGTTTATGGATAAATCACCCTATTATATCATAAAAGATTGGATTTTACTTTCTGGAAATCCAGGCGCATTACCTATTTTACTTAAACACCCAGATAAAATAAATCTTACATTACTTGCTTCTAACCCAAATCCAGCTGCTTTACCTTTAATCAAATCCAAAACAAAAGGGAAACATATTCAAAACGTAATGTTTCAATCCAACCCTATTACATTTGGATTAATTGATCCTCATAAAATTAATTGGCATACCATTTGCTCCAATACTAATCCAAAAGCAATTGAATTAATTCAATATATGATAAAAGATGGTCTAGAATATAAATTAGATTGGTCACTATTATCTGGCAACCCATCTGCTATGCCTATTTTAGAACAAAACCAAGATAAAATTGTTTGGAGTGTATTATCTAGCAATCCAGCTGCAATTCACTTGTTACTTCAAAACCGTCATAAAATAAATTATAAACAATTATGTAGAAACACTCACCCAACTGCGATTGAAATCATCCGAACATTACCTGCTAACCAAATCTATTGGCCATATGTGTGTTCTAACCCATCGGCAATTGACTTTTTAGAAGAAAATCAACAACATATTCATTGGTTTTATTTATCGGGTAATCCCGCTATCTTCCGATATAATTATACAAAAATGGCAAACATACGTAATGAACTTATTCGTGATGAACTTTTATCGGTTGCATTACATCCTTCACGAATTTCTACATGGTTACGGCAAGGAGTATTATTATCTGAAATATAAGTATGAAGATAGCATTATGTTTTTGTGTAAGAAACTGTGCTATTTATTTAAATAATATTTTTTTGAATATTGCTAGATTTAAATCAATTCAACCTGATCTACATTGCGTATTTGTATACGATAATTGTAGAGATAATAGTGTTGATATATTAAAAAAATATCAAACTATTCATAAAAATGTAATTCTACGAGAAATTGAAAATACAGATATACATAGAACAGTACGAATTGCAAAAGCAAGGAATGAATGTTTATCTATAGTATATAATGAAATATCCGATGTAGATTATCATATTATGATAGATTGTGATAATGTAAATTATTTGCCATGGAATATAAATTTATTATACTATTATTTACATCAAAATAAGGATTGGGATGTTATCTCTTTTAATAGACCAAATTTTTATGATATATGGGCATTATTATTTGATAATTATAAACATCATTGTCACGGATTTGGAAAACATAATGAGGATGTAATAAACAGAATGACGATAGATATTTTGGCAAACTTAAATCGTAGCAAAGACACAGTTGACGTTTTATCTGCCTTTAATGGATTTTGTATGTATAAAACAAAAAAAGTAGAAGGTTGCAGGTACGATGGATTATATATCAATGCTAAAAAGTTAACTACGGAAGAAGAAAAACAAACCACTGTGGCACATTTAAAAAAATATAATTTACATGTTACTATTAACGATGATTGTGTAGAATGTTGTGAGCATATATACTATCATTTATCTGCAATAAAAAAAGGTTGTAAAATTAAACTGTCCAAGTTTAATTTATTTGAAAATGTACAACAAAAAATTACACCTAAGTTGGGTAGCATACTATTTAATAAAATGAATTAAATATATATAGATATATTATATAATGTCGGATACGTATACTATGTTCCCTATTCAAAACCAATCTATTTGGAACATGTACAAAAAACAAGTAGATTCTTTTTGGAGAGCAGAAGAAGTAGATTTATCTTCGGATATTGAACATTGGAATAAATTAACAAATGAAGAACGGCATTATATCTCAATGATTTTGGCATTTTTTGCATCTAGTGATGGTATTGTACTTGAAAACTTGGCATGCAGGTTTATGCTTGATGTAAAATTATCCGAGGCTCGCGCCTTTTACGGATTCCAAATTGCAATGGAAAATATACATTCGGAAATGTATAGTTTACTCATAGATACATATATTAAAGATCCAGTATACAAATCATCCTTGTTTCATTCTATAGAAAATTTCCCCTGTATTCAGAAAAAAACAGATTGGGCATTAAAATGGATTGGATCGCAAACATCATTTGCAACACGATTATTGGCATTTGCATGCATTGAAGGCATATTCTTTTCAGGTGCATTTTGCAGTATTTATTGGCTAAAATCGCGCAGTATTATGCCAGGTCTTACATTCAGTAACGAATTAATTAGTCGCGATGAATCGTTGCATACTGAATTTGCCATATTGCTCTATAAATTAGAACAACCTTTAGAAAGTGAAAAAGTAAAAGAAATTATTCAAGAAGCGGTTTCTATAGAAAAAGAATTTATCAATGATGCACTTCAATGTAGGTTGATTGGAATGAATGCAAGCGCGATGGGAACGTACATTGAATTTGTAGCGGACCGTTTATGTATTCAATTGGGATATTCTGCTATCTACCAATCTAAAAATCCTTTTTCTTTCATGGAATTAATATCTTTAGAAGGAAAAACTAACTTTTTTGAAAAACGTGTAGGAGAATATAGTTTGGCAGATACAAATACCACCATTGCTTTTTCGGAAGAGTTTTAATAAGGATAACTGACTTCTGCAATATATTCTTCGTATTCATTTTTATATTTATCATAGGATGGGTGGCCAGGTCGTAGGGTTCTTAATGCTAAAAATAGTTGATTTTGTGTAAATATATTGGCTTCAGGGTTTGGGAATTTATATTTTTCCCACATTCTTTGAATAAACGTAGCAGTCCATTCATCCGCATTTAAATGTGACAAAGGAGGAGGGATAGCACCACCTCTATGTTTTCTTGATTTTTTATTTCGCTTAAAATTGCGTTTTGATTTTACCATACTATAGAATACTATTTTAACAATTTGTGCATTTATTTACTTTATTCTTTTCAAAAAACACAGGCTCAGGTTGATATTGTAAAGTAACATTAAACGCTGATTGGAATGATGCATTATTTACCTTTATTGTGTTTAGTTTTAAATTCAATAAACGAGTAGATGCAGATACTGAACCTTGCACCGCAAATTTTTTATTATTCGGTTTGTAGGTTGTTTTTACATTTGGATTACATGGAATACCTTGAGTGGTTTCATAATAGGTACTATTCAATGGATTTAAATAATCTACACCTGCAATTTTCTTTAATGTAGATTTAGCCGAATATGTATTCCCTCTCCCGCGAATATACGATAAATTTTCACTATAATAAGGGGTAGAATTATTGTTCAACAGTTTGGATGTAGGTTGGACCGAACTGGTAATAGTTGCACCTACACCAAAACTACTTAATGTTCCTTTTACGTGACGAACAATAGTAGATATGTTATTTGTATCCACAGGGCCTTGTGTATTTGTACAACACATTTTACTTGACCCATCATCTTTTTTTCCTAACATTTTGAAAGGTAACCCAATTTGTTTATTACTAGTACACCCCGATATACAAGGGGAAGAACTATCTCTAGTAGTAACTACATTATATGCAGCACCTTGTTTACGGTATATTTTTAAAGGACGACATGTAGGATAACATTTGGTTAACATGGAATGTTTATTATTTTCAATTTCATCTGGACATGAAGGCATTACGAAATCATTATATCCAAACATATTAGCTGCCCCAATATTTTTACTAACTTTATTTGTATATATTAATTGTTTTGGAGTTGTCATATATTTATATACTAAAAAATATACGACAATAATATGTTGATTATTATTTTAGGAATTTTATTAATCATACTATTTTTAAATTTGTTCCCACCAAAACAAATACGTGAAGGAGCTACAACATATCAATCGTATGATGAAAATTCATGTTTATCTCTTGCTAAACAAAATCAAACTAATATAGAAAGCCTTCAGGCAGACATGA